CTGTCGTTCCGCTTTGGCCACTTCCGCCATTACTTCCGCCCCCTTGCATTCCGCTGTCGGGCGTTGTGGCGTGGTCAGCTCCGCTTCGACCACCGCCACCACCGCCCCCAGCGGTTGAGCCATTAGGGCTTGATGAATCGGCGTCCTGCTTACTTGATGAACTCGAAGAGCCAGTAGAACCTACAGAAGAACTTTCCTCTTTAGGCTTGTGCTTATATGTACAAACCACGGAAAAAGTTCCATTAGAATTCTTGCCAAATTTCATGTTGCTACCCGGCCCACAATCGCCCTCTTGTGATGAAACTTTTTTCTTGGAAATAGACGCAGAACCAATAGGGTTATCTCTTCCATTAGCTTCATAGTACAACTGACAAAAGTTATAACCACCTGTGTCATGCTTTTGAATTCTTACACTTACTCCTGATTTTGTAGTTCCAGAACATGCACCCTCATAAGTATCAGATATTGCACCTGTACTATCATTTACATATATTTCTTCTAGTTTCCTACTTCCATTACCCCCAGTTCCCGAGCTTCCGCCACCGCCATGGCTTCCGCCACCGCCACCACCGTTTCCAGTTGTTCCATTATTTTTATTTTTTTCCTTTTCTTCTTCTTGACGTCTTTGCTGTTCTTTCTTTACTTGGATTTCACGCAATAGCCTTTGGTATTCATTTTCATCTTCTAAACTCTTTTTCAGCTTTTCCTTATCAACGCCGAGCTTTTTTGCGTTTTCTGATAAGTCCTTATCGCCCATACTTATTTTTTTATTTCCTGTATTTTTTGGAGCAATGTCTTCAATATCGAAAACTTGCATTTCTTGCTTTTTTCCTTTTGACCCTTGATATTCAGTTCGATAAAGACACTCGTCTAGCACACAAGCAACTTTTGTGATCGTGGTTATATGTGTAATGCCAGTTTTTTTATCTAAAATACCAATCTGTTTAGGTTCCCATAGACTTGTCATGTCATTGAGCCTTTTATCAGTACGAAAGCCCCACGTTACATCACCGACCTTTGCAGTCTCGGCAAAAGACTGAACAGGAAACAAAAAAGCGACCGCTACGATTGCGACCGCTAGACTATTTTTCTTCATAAGTTACCCCTTAAACAAAAAAATCAACGATAGAGTGGCGAGGAAGCCAACGAGAAACGGAAAATCAGTTACCATCGGAAACACCTGAAGAATTTATAAAACGAGCCACAATCTTGAAACAAAACATAATCACAAAAAACAAAACAAAAGGCGTTGCAATCTGCGAACCATAGCCCATTTGTTCCAAAATCGAACACTCTGGAAAATTTAAAACAACCTTTTCAGCCCCGACAAACCAGTCTTTACCCTGTTTACGAGGGGCTATCAAATAGCCCTCAGAATGCAAAACGGGGACAATCTGAGATACAACATAATCCGTTGCTGTTTCAGACGACTGAAAGCATTGCAAACCGACACGCGCGCCCATATTGCCCCCAGTTTCTTAACCGCGCAGGAAGCTTGAAACCAAACGGAAAGCTTTAATCAGCACGTAAACACCAATCAAAGCAACACCCACAGCAGTTACTACCGGAGAAACCTTTGCAAGTTCACCAGTAATACTGGAAGAGACATCGCCAATACCTTCGGCCATAGTCAAAGCAGAAGCGGTTGCCAGAGTTGCGCCAACGGCGACTTTTTTCAGATTTGCGAGTTTCATAGTTTTACCTCAAAAAATTAATAAAATTCCGCTTTCGGGGGCAAGCGGACAGCCCTAAAATTATTTCTGCGTTACAGGGTCTTTTTTATTCAAAACAGGCTGAATATCAACAATCACGTTCTGAACACGGTTACCGTTAGTCTGTACTTCAATATCAATTTCCGCTTCAAACGGCAAAGGGATACCATTGAATTTATCGAAGTTTTCAGAGGTGCCGAATTTCATCGGCTCAGTTGCTGAACCACGCATATCAGCGTTATCACGGGCGAATGGAAACTCGACATAAACCGTTGTTGAATCGTATGCCTTGCCTGTATCATTCATCACGCCCTTAGAGCGTTTCAAGCCTTGCACCTTAGCGAACATTTTCATTTTTAAAACTACCTTCCTGCCTTTTAGGCTTTAGTGATTTAAATAGATTTCTCTATCTTCCAAAACCATGCCGAAATCATCAATCAATTCCAATTCGATAGAATCCTTGTATTCGTCATGGATAAATTCTAAATACCGCTTATCCTGCAGAGCATAAGACGCGGGATTTACTCTTTCTGGCAACGAGCCATCTTTTCTTTTAAGACATTCAACAATTTCAGAGTCAGACATTCCTAATTGCAACATCATATTAATAGCTCGGCCTGCCTGATTACTTGCTACTTCCTTTACCCTCTCAATCGATATTTCCAATCTTTTCAGAGCGGAAACCGTTCTTTCCGTTGAACCTTTTTCCTGTAATTTCTCGCATATCGGGAACGCTCCCCCCCAAAACTGACCAGGAAAAAGAAGAATATCTAAAGGAAGAATGCAATTCCGTCCCATAAATTGAAGCTCGAACCGACACCAATTCACGCCTGACACATCGCCTTGTTCTTTGGCTTTGTCATAAATTCGCGCATAACATGATGACTGTTTAGAGCCTATGCCCAACGTCTTACCTGTATTCGTATCATTCAACCAATCAGACCCAATTTGCGAAACCAAAGGTTTTTTTCCGCGCTTGTTAAATTCGCCGTTTTTATACGAAACCCAAGCAGAATCAGGCGAGATTTCACATTCGAAAAAATCTTTAGCTATATCACAGCGTGTTATTCTTGGATTTGTCGAAAACATCAGGAATTTATATAAACGCTTTTCCCAACCATCGCTTGCAACATTGCAACCTTTACCGCTCAACTCAATCAGAATAGTGTCATTCTGACCGCCAATATAAACTTGGCCATACAAAACACCATCAACCGACATTTCCCATCGTTGACCGTAAAATCGACCCTTGCCAACCGGAGCAGGGGACGACACACCAAAACCAAATATATGCTCAGAAATCTCCGACCAATTTCTTATTACGTCATAATCAGAAATCGGTGATGAGATTCCCAACTGTTTGCCGTCAACACAAAAACCTGTAACCGATGATTCGTGAAAAGTGAAACTCAACGTATCAATAAAAGCCGAATTGCCCAGCCCCTTACGAAGAGGAACGGCTTTAATATTGCCGTCATAATCAATAACGTATTTCTCATAACGTTCATATTCCTGAGCTTCACAGTTACCGTCTGAATCTCGACCCCCCCTGTTAGATAGGGGGGGGGCATAAGCCCCATAGGTTTTTATCTGTTCAATCTTGCTCATTGAGAACCCCCAAATCCTCTTTTTCCATACCGAAAGAAACAGGAATTGCAACGCCAGCAACTACCCAAACTTCCGCGCGAGAAACAGCAAGAACTTGAGAGCAATCATGAAAATATAACGTATGCAACAAAACGTTATTTTCACGACATTCAACGCGCCAGCCTGCCTCTTCTTGAATCACTTTTGCGCTACGCTTTTTCATGTTTTGACCTTTTTACAACACATAACTGATATTTGCATTCATGTATGCATTTTTGGCATTGTATTCATGTATACAAATATGCACAATACAAATATGCTTGTTAACAAGTAACGCCTTGTTTTATATTGCATAAAAGTTTTAGGAAAAATTACACATGAAATCACTGAGAATCAAAGAAGAGCAGGAAGAGAGCATTAGACGGCTTGCCATCAATGCCAATAAGAAACTGATACAGCTTGGGCGCGAACCTCTTAAGGACAGCGAGATTGCCCATATACTTCTAAACGAAGCTATCAAACGCGCCTACATCGGCGACGACGGCGAAATCACGATCAAAAACTAATGAAATCCTTAAAAAATCTATTGCTTATTTCAATAGGCTTTTCAATCGGCTATTTCACTGGATTCATACAAGGGAAATCAAAGGCAATTGAATGCCTAAAGACCCAAAAACCGACAGAGCTAAACTTATACTGTCTTTTTTCTTCCCCCAACGTCGAATTTATCGA